TTCGCCACGTCCTCGCCCTTCTTCTCGACGCGCCGCACGAGGTCGCGCGCCGCCTTGCGGGCGGCCTCGATCGCCTTGCCGGCAATCTCCTGCTTCTCCTCGCTCAGCACGGCCATCATCTGCCGCGCCTGCGTGGCGGCGTCGCGGATCGCGGCCGGGTCGGCCTTCTTGATCGCGGCGTCCATGTCGTCGATCAGGTCGCGGATCTCCGACGCGACGGCGCGCGCCGCCTGTTCGTCGTCCTCGGCCACGCGGCCCTTGAGGATGTACAGCTCGACTCGCGACGTGGTCGCGTCCTGGTTGTGCAGCAGCACCATCTGCTGCGCGCGCGCGATGGCCGCGTCCAGCGCCTCCTCCTCGCTGCGCGGGCACAGCAACCCGAAGCTCGTGTTGCTGCACACGCGCGCGATCTCGCGGCGCGCGTCGAGCCGCACACGGGTCGCGGCCTTGTGCGCCTCGGCGTCGTCCACCGTCTTGATCGTGCGCCACTCGACGACCTCGCGCCGTCCCTCGGTGCGGTCGTCGATCTCGGTGCGCGCGTAGCGCACGCCGCCAGCGATACGGGTCTTGAGACCGACCAGCAAACCCGGCCGGATCGTTCTGATCTTCTGCGTCATGGTTCTGTTCTCCGTGTTAGCCGATGTCCAACTGCCGCGCCGTCGACTCGCTCGCAGCCTGCACCGATGCCGGCCGCGCGCGCCCCTTGGCCCACTGCCTCAGGTCTTGGATCTTGTCGGCCGCCGTCTTGCTCAGCGGCACCACCGTCGCGCACGCCGCGACGATGTCGTCGGCCGTGACCTCGCGGCCCTCGGCGAACGCTGCGAACATCGCGTCGGGCACGACCGCCGCGATCTCGGAGCCCGTGAAGGCGCGCGTGGCCTCGGCGATGCGCGCGGCGTCCGCGTCGCTGATCGTCCGGCCCCGTTCCTTCACTGCGGCGCGCGCGATGGCCGCGCGTTCCAGCTGCGTCGGCAGGTCGACCCAGAACACCTCGTCGAACCGCCCCTTGCGCAGCAGTTCCGGCGGCAGCGCGCGCACGTCGTTCGCGGTCGCGACCACGAAGACGCTGCCGGCGCGCTCCTGCATCCACGACAGCACCGCGCCGAGTGCGTCGGCGCTGACACCACCGTCGCCCTGCTGGCCGGTGCTGCCGGCCAGCGCCTTCTCGATCTCGTCCAGCCACAGCACGCACGGCGACACGGCCTCGGCGACCGCCAGTGCCTTGCGGATGTTGGCCTCGCTGTCGCCGACGTACTTGCTGCGCAGCGCGCCCATGTCCAGGCGCAGCAGCGGCATCTGCCACGCGGCGGCGACGGCCTTCGCCGTCAGCGACTTGCCGCATCCGGGCACTCCCACCAGCAACATGCCCTTCGGGGCCGGCAGCCCGTACTCGCGAGCCTTCGCGGTGAACCCGGCGCGGCGCGCGCGCAGCCAGTCCTTCAGCACGTCGAGCCCGCCAACGGCGTCGAGGCCGCGCGGGTCTGGGTCTGTCCAGGTCAGCACGCGTTCGCGTGCGATCACGCGGCGCTTCTCCTGCGCCACCAGCACCGGGTCGATCTTGCGCGACGTGACCAGCGATCGCGCGTAGCAGTTCGCGGCCTCCTCGGCGGTCAGCCCGACCGCCGCGTCGATCGCGGCGTCGCGCGTCCCGTTCGGCGCGGCGTCGGCACGCACGTTCTCGGGCAGCGCGCGCAGCACGTCGTCGAGCAACGTCGCGACCTCGGCCCTGTCGGGCAGCGGCCACTCCACGACCGTCGCGTGACCGCTCAGTTCCGGCGGCACCTCGCCGCTAGGCGACAGCACCACGATCGCCGCCGCCTTGTCGTTCGGTCTGACTTGCAGCGACCGCGCGGCGTTGCGCATGCTGCGCAGTACGACCGGGTCCAGCCACTTGTGCAGGTCCCGCAGCAGCCACACGGTGCGCTCGTCGCTGGCCTGGATCGCGGCCAGCACCTGCGACGGGTCGCGCATGTTCGCGTCGAGCGTCGTGCCCGACGACGACGTGATGCCGGCGGCGCAGTCCCAGCACTTCACCGGATAGCGCGCGGCGGCGGCGGCCTCGATCAGCGCGCGCTCGACGCGCACTTCCTCGCGGCTGACGATCCACAGCAAGGAGTGCTTGCTGCGCAACAGCGCAGTGATGTCCTGCGCGACTTTCTGGCTCTTCGTTTCCATCGGTCTCTCCTAGTGGTTGATCACGGCGGCACACGCGCCGCCTGGATGTTCATCGATCTGCGCCTTGGTGAGGCGCAGGACAGCGACTAGCAGGTGATCCCGCGCGCTGGCGCGCAGGCACCGTTCCGCGAGCGCCAGCATCTGCTGGCGCATCGCGTAGAAGTCGTCCTCCGTGGTCGGCACGACGACGTGGCCGTTCGGGTTCGTTGCCTTCACGGTCAGGCCCTCGGGTCGGCAGCGACCGCCGCGTCACGCTCGCGCGCCTCGCGGCGCAGCACCGCGTCGAGCATCTGGCCCATCGTCAGCGGCCGCTTGCCGTGCAGCCGCACGTACTCGCGCGCGCAGTCCGCGCCGTGCCAGTTCGCCTTCTGCCAGAAGTCCTTCGTCTCCGGCCACGCCGCCGCGCAGGTCACGATCACCTCGCGGCAGTAGATGCACGTCGCGCGGCGCACGCGCCCGCCGCTGCCCAGGTAGGTCCAGTCGCTGACCGCCCGGCTCTCCGGGTGCCGCAGCCGGTAGAGCGCCACGCCGTCGTGCAGGTCGGGGTAGATCTCGCGAGCGAGCTTCAGTTGAGTCGTCGTCATCGTCGTCTCTCCAGTGGTTTCGGCCCTGGAACTGCGGGCCTCGTCAGCAGCGCGCACCACGCGCTGGACCACTCCGACTCGATCACCACCTGCGCGGTTCGCTTGACGCGTCTATGGCCGCTTGGCGCGCAGTGGCTTCGGTCGGGTCTTCGGTTGTTCGGGGGGGATCTGCGGTGGTCTCGTCTCCGCCTTCGTCGCGTCGCGGCCGGCTCAGTTCGCCGTCGCGTCGCACGTCCATCACGGTGATCGCTGTCAGGGCCGCGCTCCACTCTCGCCCACCGGGGACTGCTCGCTCGCGCGCCCGGCTGCCCGCAGCACTCGCTGCGTGTTGGTCGGGCGGGACTCGCTGCGCGCGCTGTCGATCGCGCCTCGCTCGTCGCCGCCGGTCGTCTTGCCAAGGCCCCCGAGGCTCACAGGTCCTCGGTGTCGGGCGTCCGGCGCACAGGTCCGGTTCCGACGCAGGGAACGGTAACCTCTTCGGCCAGCGCGTCAACTATTCTTCAACCGTTTTTCAAGCGAACGTAAACCGGGAAACCATGGGCCGTTGTGGCATCGGCCCAGGGAGTCGAAGATCCCGGCATGGTCCGTCACGCCAGCCTCGCCCTGCTCCTGGCCGCCTGCGCGGCCGACCCACCGCGCCCGCCGCTGGCCGAGACCGGCCGCCCGATCGAGACCCTGGGCGCACCGTCGCTGCTGTCGCTGGCCGATGCGCTCGACCTCGCGCCGCCGCAGCCGCGCGTGCTGCGCCTGCTGCACGGGCCCGACAGTTGCCGGCCGAAGAACGGCGTCAATCCCTACGTCCACCTGCCGCCGGGCCGGCCGCGCGCAGGCGAGCCGCTGGCGATCGACTTCGTGACGCGCTGCGGCAACCTGCCGCCGCCGCCGAGCGCGGAGTGCTGGTTGATCTGGTCGACGCGGCCGATCGACCGGCCGATCGACTTCTCGCCCTACGGCATGTCCGGCTGCTGGTTGCTCGTGCAGCCGGACAACGTGCTGCTCGTGCCGCCGCCGCGACCTGGCGCGATGGTCTGCCGCGAGGGCGGCGTGGTCCGCTTCCGCTGGGCGTCGCCGGTGCTCGGGACGCGCCTGTGGATGCAGCTACTCGTCAGCGCGCCAGGCGAAAACGTCGCCGGGTTCCTCTCGTCGCCGGCCGTCGAGGTCTGGGTCGGCTCCTAGGCGTCGATCCGGTAGACGTGGTACGCGACCAGCTCGCCGGCCATGCCGCGCAGTTGCTCGAGCGTGAGTTCCGAACCACGCAGCGCGGCCGGGATCTCCAGCGGGATCTCCCAGACCTCGCGCGCCTCGGCCGCCAGCCGCAGCGGCAGCACGCCCACCACGATCCGGCCACGGATCTGCTCGGGCGAGTCGACGTGGGTCAGGACCACGGCATCGGGACCGACATGCCCACGCTCGCGCAGCAGCGCGACGAGGGCCGGGTGACGGGTGACGACGACGATCGGATCGGCTGGGCTCATGCCTCCATCTGACGGCCGATCGGTCGGCGTGTCCGCGCAATCCGATCAGCAGCTAGAGCCCGAAGCTCGCGGCGATCCTGTCGCCGAGGCGCGTCTTGCCAGACCCGGTTCCGCCAACGTCCCTGATCGCGCGCATCAAGGCGGCGAGGTTCGCATCGAGAACCGCCGCGCGCCGTGCTGCCTGCCGACCATGCCGCTGCTTGCGCCGCTGCTCGCTCTCGCGCACCAGCGCAGCCACGGCAGCGCGACCTTCCGCGCGCAGCGCCCGCGCGTCGATGCGCCAGCGACGCACCCAGCGCCACAGCGTCGCATGCCCGATGCCCAGCCGGCGCGCGGCTTCCTCGCCAGAGCACAGGCGCAGCGCGCGCGTCAGCAGCTCGCGCAGCACGTCGTCCACGGGTCGGATCAGCGTGCGCGCCGTGCGCGTCTGGTAGTCGATGCGCCCGGCCAGCGACAGGCACGCCTTGCAGGCCGACGACCACTGCTGGTTCGGCCGGCGGCGGTCGTGCTGCGCACGCCACCATGCCGCCGTCAGCGGGCGCTCAACGCCGCATCGCGAACAGCACCGCGTCGCGCTCATCCGAGCGCGGCACCGAGCGCCACGCGCAGCACCGTGGCCGTGACGCGCAGCGCGAGGTTGCGCGCCTCGATCGCGACGAGGTTGCGCTCGGTGACAGCGATGTTGCCCCACGACGATTCGAGCGCCAGCTTCTGCGTGGTCGCGTCCAGGCCGCTGGCTTCGAGGATCGCGACGCGCGCGGACTCCTCGAGCAGCGCCGCGAGGCGCGGCTGCAACTCGGCGCTCAGGTGCTGGTGCATCGAGCCAGCGGTGAAGCGCGCCTGCGCGCGCAGTTCGCCCCACAGGTCCGGCAGCGCAGTCATCGCGTCACCGGGCCTGCGGCCAGTCGCTCGTCGCTCTCGATGCGGCGCTGCCAGTCGGCCAGCGCGGCGCGCACCAGCCGCTCGTCGTCCGCGACGAACGGCAGCGCGCGGAACCAGCCATCCGCACAGCGGGTGGCGAGCGCCAGGTTCGCGCGGTCGCTGGCGAGCCGCACGGGATCGGGACCGCCGGCACACGCGCAGAGCGCGAGGCAGGCGAGGAGGGTAAGTCGGGTCATGGGTGGTTCTTCTGCAGTCGATTGGCGACGTGTTCGGGGATCTCGCGGATCTGTTGCATGATCTGCACGTGCTGCGCACCCAGCACGGACAACTCGACGACGGCCTTTTCGAGGGCCCGCGTCTGTGCGTCTGCCTGCTCGGCGCGCTTCTCCTCGCGGGCCTCACGGCGGTCCTCGCGCGCATTGACCGTCTTGTCGCGCTCGTCCTGCTTCTGCAGGATGTAGCGCACGAGGAACGCCGCGAACCCCGCGATGGGGATCACGATGGCGGCGATCCACCACGGCTCGCTCGACGCCTCGACGAGCGCAACGGCGGACAGCGAGGAGGAGAGCACGGCGAATGTGATTGGGTAGGTCATGCTGTGCGCTTCCAGAAGTAGACCACGACGTACGGCTGCACGACCGACGTGGCCGAGCCGGTGAAGGCGTGGCTGTGCGATGACCCGGCGTCGGTATCCACGTCGTTGTTCGTCACGGAGTGGGCCGAGACCGCCGTGCCACTGTGCGCGGAGACCGCAGTGCCAGAGTGCGTCAGGCTGGAGGACGGTGCTCCTGTCGGCGTGGTTACCTCGCCGCCCTTTTCGTAGACCTCGACAGACTCCTCGGCTTGGCTCACCCAGACCTTCTCGAACGGAGCCTGCGTGACATCATGCGTGTGCGACGCGTGCGCGCTCGGCTGGGTCACCGTGTGGTTCGCCGGCTGGGTCACCGTGTGGTCGCCAACCGAGACGTTGGTCGTGACCCCGTGCGTGTGGCTCGCCTCGGCGGCGTTGCTGCCGGCCGCCGCGACTTCCTTGGCGCCGCCCGTCTCCTCCGCATCGTCGAAGTCCTCGTCCGCAGGGTCGAGCCCGACCAGCACACGCCCAGCGCCGAAGGCTGACCACGTCCCGTAGCCGAGCAGATCGAAGGGGTTCGTTGGCACCACGGCGATGAACACGCTGCCGACAGGGAACGCCTCGCCAGCACTGCCACCAGCCGAGTAGAAGCGCATGCCGCCGTTCGCGTCGCGCGTGATCTCGACCTCGGAGTAGCCGCCGGTCGGCGACCCGACGACGTTGAGGTGGTCCTTCTGCAACACGACCGCCTCGGCGCTCGAAGTCTCCTCGGGACCGTCCTCCGCTCGCACGAAGTGCCGCCGCACCGCCACGGCCTGCGCCGCTGCGTGACGCGCGAGCGTGGCAGCCCGGCGACGCAGCACCGTGTCGTGCTGTCGATCCGGGCTGCGTGCGCTGTATGGCGGCCGACCTACCACTCAGACCTCCTCGAACTCCACGCTGACGGACCAGCCAGTCAGCGTCGCCGGAGCCGCCGGCAGGTAGACGCCGAAGCCGCTGGCCGAGTTGACGGGCAGCGTGATCTCGCCTTCGACCGTGGGCACCCACAGCCAGCCGTTGAGGTTGTTGAACGCGGCCTCGTAGCGCACCGTCTTGGCACCGGCACCTTCGACGCTGGCGTTGACGCCGGCAGTGCCCGCCGCGCCAGCGGTACCGCCGACGATCAGCGACGCCGGCTGCCCGAGGTCGAGCGGCTGCGGCGTAGCGGCCGTCGACGTGGGGAACGCCGTCACCTGCGTCACGAGCTGCACGCGCGTCTGCGCGCTCGTGGCGTTGTCCGAGAACGAGACCTCGACCTTGGTGATCTTGATCTCCTTCAAGCCACTGGCCGGAGGCCGGATGAAGGCGAGCGTCGTTGCGCCCGCGACGGTCAGGTTGGACCCGACGACTGTGTACTTGCGTGCCATTGTCAGTACTCCGTGAGGTTGCTTGGCGACTCGCCGTAGTCACCGATCTGGACCACGTCGAGCCAGAAGGTTTCGCCCGGACCCAGCGTGTAGCCGGCCGCCGAGCACTCGGCCGCCGAGAACTCTACCCAGCGATCGCGCAGCGCGCGCGCGCCAGTGCTGCGCGACGTGATCGTGCGGCGGTAGACGATGGACGCGCCCGAGGCGTGCCACAGGTCGAAGCGGTACGCCTCGTACGGTTCGTCGAGCGGATAGGGCCCGACCCAGCCGAGCGGCATCGCCAGCCGCGTCCAGTGGTTCACGGTGAAGCGCACCGACGTCACGCCGTTGATCGCCTTCGTGACGTCGCGCACCGGGAACGGCAGCACGTTGCGCCACTTCGCGACCAGCGACACGGACGGCGTGTCGGACACGTCCTCGCCAGGCGCGACGAAGCGGTACTCCTGCACCGGCTGCGTCTGGAGCCCGGCGCAGTCCAGCCAGAGCCCTTCGAGGTCGGCCAGCGACGAGACCATCGTGATGCGCGCGCCGGCCGCATGGTCGACGCCGCAGCCAGCGATCGTGCCGCGCAGCCCGCGCAGCAGCGTGCTGAGCGTGTAGCGGCCGACGCCGGTCTGCGTGACCGTGCGCGCGGCGAAGATCTCGACGCCGCCGTCGCTCTCGATGCACCACCAGCCGAAGCCGTCCAGCACGTTCTGCACGCTCAGCGACACCAGCGGGATCAGTCCAGTTCCATCCAGCACGATGTCGACCGTGTTGACCGTGTCCCAGGTGAGCGCGCGCATGCCGTGCGTCTCGCCCGGCGGGCCGGACTCCAGCAGCGTCTCCGTCACGCCGACCGTGGCCTGGTACGACAGCGTGCCGACCGCGCTCCAGTTCGCGCCCGCGTCGATACTGCGGTAGACGGTGC